ACATAGAAGTAGCCACGGACTTTAACTAATGAAAAAATTTGTAATAAACCTAAAGAGTAGACCTGAACGTAAACAACACTTTATAGATAAAAACCCAACCTTAGAAGACTATACCTTTGTAGAAGCTGTAGATGGTTTGACTCAAGACTTATCTGAGTACAAGACTAGGCCAGGGTGGATAGACCCATTTCAAAACAGAGGCATTGTACCTACAGAAGTAGCTTGTTTCTTATCCCACAGAAAAATGTGGCAAAAATGTGTAGAGTTAGATGAGCCTATATATGTAATAGAAGATGATGCCATCATAAATGTAGATAGGTGGGACGAACCTTTTTATGACTATACAATAGGTTATTGGGATTTCTTATATCTACAGCGTAATGAAAACGAACCAGAGAACACTATAAAAGTATCTGACAGATTAGAAAGACCTTGGTATCCATACAACACGACGGCGTATGTGATCTCACCAAAAGGTGCACGAAAGTTGTTAAATACTAATATAATGAAAGAAGGTATAATACCAGTAGACGAGTATATACCTGAACAAATCAGAGAAGCTAGCCTTATGGCACTTGCTTTACAAGAAGATTCTTGCAACCAAGCTACTAGAGATGTGCTACCTTCTGATATACGTAACGATAGGAGAGATATGACTATACATGTAGTAACAATTGGTACAAACGAAACAAAAATGAAAAAACTGTATGACTCTGCGGATAGACACGGCATAGGAATACAGAACTGGGGCAGAAATGTTGAATGGAGAGGCTCAGACATGACAGGACCAGGTGGTGGTCAGAAAGTAAACATACTAAAACAACATATACATAATCTTCCGGACACGGATATTTTACTCTTCACAGATTCGTACGACGTTTTTTACGCAGATAACTTAGACACGATTAAAGAAAGATACTTGGATATGGGCCATAAGGTGCTTTTTTCTGCAGAAGAAGTATGCTGGCCCGATCCTAGTTTAGGTAATCAGTTTCCTTCCGTACACACCAGATACAGATATCTTAACTCTGGCACGTTTATAGGTGAAGTAGGAGAGATAAAAAAGATACTAAACCACAATGTTATAGAAGATCATCAAGATGACCAATTGTTTTACCAGCAAGCATACCTAGAAGGTCTATACGATATCGGTCTTGACGTAGAAGCTTACATCTTTCAGTGCCATGAACCTAATATAACTATGTTAGGCAACCAGTTACATAACCAAGAGACTACTTGTTGCCCTTGTATATACCATGGTAATGGTGATGACTCCGCAAAAGAGAACTTTGATCGTATCTACAAAGAGATGTACCCACAATATAACTTGTTCCATACACCTACTCACAACTATGAAGTCATAGAAAAAGACATGATATTGATAGATTTTATGTCAGAACATCAGTGTCAAAGACTTATAGAACTAGCAGAGCAAAACGCAGAATGGAAAAGTCTACCTAACGACAGCTATCCTGCACAAGAAATAAGACTAAAAGAACTTAATATTTACCAAGAGTTAGAAGAACACTGGCAAAAACATGTCAAGCCTATAATAGAACCTTATTGGAATCCTATGGTTGTAGAGGGTGTAAGAGATGCGTTTATGTTAAAGTATTCTACTGATTCACAGACAAAACTAGCGCTACACCATGACTCCTCGCACGTAACTGGTTCAGTAAAATTAAATAAAAACTATAAAGGTGGCGAGTTATTCTTCCCTAGGCAAGGTATAAGCAATGCTGACATACCTGTAGGTAAACTGCTTCTGTTTCCAGGACAAGTTACGCATCCGCACGAATGTGTCGAACTTATTGAAGGCACTAAGTACAGTCTTACTATATGGTCACAGAGGTATAAAGGCGATATACTGTAGGCATGTACAAAGCCATATCACTTACAGTAGACGATATAGCAACTCTTTATTACGAAGGTGTTTTAAAAGATTTATATTTACAGTCTAATGAGTATATAAACAGGGGTACTTATGCTTATCCTGGACTGGACTATACCCCAGAGCAAATAGCTTCTGCTTCAGATGAGTCAAAAACAGATTTTTGGTACACCGTTTGTCTAGGATCTCTACAACAACAGGGGGGCGTAGTCATAGGTACCTATGTAAACAACTACCTGGTAGGTTTATTTATGGGGTTTATTAAAGATGGTGAATACCATTTGTGTAACTTCTTGATGAGACCAGATGCAGATGGCACGAGAGGTTTTCTATTTGCTTGTGATTATCATAATGTTTTAGGCGAATTAGAAAAGTCTTTAGGTGCTACAGTAGCTTATACCTATGTAGATATAGGTTCTCCTATACATGACAGCTTAACCTCTTGGATAAACTACTTTAAAGACGTAGAAGAATCAAATGTAAAAAACTGGGGTAGCATGGTAAACTTAGGAGAAGTTACCCAAGACTATGCTGTACCCGAAGGCCAGTCTTGGGAAGGCATAAAAGATAATTACAGTTGTACTTTTACAAAATATAAAATGGAGTACTATTAATGGCATTTTTTGACGAAGATAATATTTCATCGTCTGGCATAGCGACTAACTACCGTACGCCTGATCAAGGCGTGTCAGCTAAATCTAATAGTAATATTAGTTATAATGATTACAGAAAGATGACACCTACTAGAGGTGGTAACCTTAATAGTGGAGTACTGATACCTAGTGGCACAACTATAAGCGCCCAAGATTTTCACAATTCAGGTGGTTTTACAGGCGGTAGCGGTTCTTTTTCTACTGGGTCTACAAAAGGCCAAACGACTACTTCTCTTTCTGGTGTTTTTAGTAGTACTGCTATGAGCCATATAAGTGGTGGCGTAAGCAGCTCATCCATAGGGCAGTTTGGTTTAGGGGCTACCGGAGGGACTAGTGGTGCCATAGTGCGTAACCCCAACGCTTCACCTGCATTAACTGTAGGTAATGTTGCCCAGGGTAATAATAATGCTGTTAGTAGTATTACTGGTATAGGTATATCAAGCGCCGGACTTGGTGGAACTATGTGGCTGATTATAGGTAGAGGTGGATATCAAACAGGTAATGTAAGCGCGAGTGAATGGAGCAAAATGACTATACGAACTCTTTATACTGGGGGTGTTCTTAGTATCGGTGGTACTAATTATTATAACCCTAGTATGGTTTTCAACAGGTCTGATGGTTGGAGTTTTACTAACAATGGTACTACGGGTGTCTGGACAGCTAGTTTTGGTAGTATTGGAACAGTGACCTATTCGAGCTCTGCTGGTTATGCAGGAATCTATCCTTTTACAGTTGAGCTGGATTAACATATAATTTATCCATGGCCACGGTTAAAGAAACATTAACAAAGATCGAAGCGCACGAAAGAGAGTGCAACATTCGATACTCTGCTATTGAAAAACGCTTAGATAAAGGAGATGCTAAGTTTGACCGTTTGGACACTAAGTTCACGACAATGATTATAGGCGTGTATGTCTTAATCATTGGGTCTAGCTTTTTATAGGAGGTAACTATGGCAAAAGCCGAAAAGCAAGTACCACAAGTAATCAACTTTGATGGTAAACAATACGATATATCTAAAATGACTGACCGCGTAGCCGAGCAGTTTAACATGTTAGTTAGACTACAAAGCGAGTGGCAGGACGCTAGTTTTAACCTTAAGAAGGTAGAAGCAGCACAAAAAACCGTTGTCACAGAACTGCAAGTCTTTATGAAAGAAGACAACATTAAAGCAGTAGACGACAGGATAATAACCCCATGAATATAGAACTACTAAAGCAAGAGATTAAAAGACATGAAGGTGAGGTCTTAGAAATATATGAAGATAGCTTAGGCTACAAAACACTTGGCGTAGGACATCTTTGCCAACCTAACGATCCTGAATACAACTGGGAAGTTGGCACACCTGTAAGCCAAGAAGTTGTAGACATGTATTATGAAGATGACTTCAATAAGCATGTTGCAGAAGCTATACATGTATTTGGTACAGAAGAAGCTTTTGTTAACTTACCTGAAAATATTCAACACGTGTTAGTAAATATGTGTTTTAATCTAGGAGGGACTAGACTTTCTAAGTTCCGCAATATGCTAGCAGCATGTAGAGAGCATGATTGGAAAAGAATGGCAGCTGAAATGGAAGACAGCAGATGGTTTAAACAAGTAGGAAGAAGGAGTCGAGAACTGCAAGAATCAGTTCTGAATACTGTATAATGAATAAATGGCCTATATTAAAGTTAAACAATTTGGAGGGACCGCCCCAAGACTATCTCCAAGACTCTTAAGGGACGAGTTAGCTACTGTAGCTACTGATGTAAACCTAGAGAGTGGTCGTATAGTGCCTATAAAAGACAATTCTGATACTTTAAATCTTTCTAACTCTAGCAGACAATCTATATTTAAATACACTGATAGCCCAGAACGTTGGCTACAATTTGATGAAGATGTAAATGTCGTACGTGGGCCCATACCCGGAGATACCAATGGTACGGCATACTGGTCAGGGCAAACATTCCCTAAAATGGGTAGAAGCTCTGACATTGTAGGTGGTAGTGTGTATCCTAATGCCGCGTATCGATTAGGTATCCCCGCCCCAACTGCAGCTCCCACCGTAGCAGTAGGTGGTGGCACTACTCTTAATATTACTATTACAACAACTAATGAAAGTTCTACTATAACTGTTACTACTGCATCAGCTCATGGCGCTTCAGTAGACGACTATGTAACAATTGCAAATGTAACAGGCACTATAGGTGGTATAGCTGCTGCTGATATAAATGGAACTTTTAGGATAAGAACAGTACCTAGCGATACTACAATTACAGTTATCTTATCTGCAGCTGCTACGTCTGGTGTTACTAGTAGCTCTATAACAAACGGTGCTAGTTTCGGTGCTAACTCAGATGCGGAAATAGATTATGAAACTTCTTATGTATATACATTTGTATCTGCATACGGAGAAGAAGGGCCACCATCACCAGCCTCTGCTGTTATAACCACAGACGATAATATGTCTATAAACATATCTGGTCTAGAAACTTCTACAAGTATTACTAATACTAATCTGACAAAGAAAAGAATCTACAGATCTAATACAGGTTCTAATACAACAGAGTTTCAATTCGTAGCAGAACTTGCTCTATCTGCTACAACATATACAGACACTTCTAAGAACAGCGAACTAGCTGAGGTAATACCTTCTAATACCTGGATCGCACCACCAGATGATGATACATCTTTATACCCAGACGGGCCTATGAAAGGTCTTATCTCATTACCAAATGGTATTCTTGCTGGGTTTACTGGTAAACGTATATGTTTTAGTGAGGCTTATCAACCACATGCTTGGCCTGCTGATTACAGAATAGCAATAGATGAAAACATTGTTGGTATAGCTGCAACTTCTAACGGTGTTGTCTTAGGTACAGAAAGCACTCCTTACTTGGTGACCGGTACTGATCCTTCTTCTATGGTAGCCATAAGAATAGAGTCAGGAGAAGCATGTTTAAGTAAAAGATCAATGGTCGATATGGGAGAATATATACTTTATGCTGGGCCAGACGGTATAGTAGCGGTACAAGGTGCAACAGCAAGTGTTGTAACTGAGGCGTTAATCACTCCTGAACAATGGCAAAGTAGCTATTACCCATCTACTATTACAGGTTTTAAATGGCAAGGTAGGTATGTAGGCTTCTACAATACAGGCTCCGGGTTTGGTGGATTTATCTTTGACCCACGATCACCAGAAGCTGGAATTATAAACCTAGATGCCAGTGCATTGATACGTGGTGGTTTTACCGACCCAGACGATAACGAACTTTATTTGATAATAGGTAATAAGATTAAAAAGTTTCAAGGTAGTTCTAGTAGTCTTACATACAATTGGAAAAGTAAAGAATTTGCTACACCTAGGCCTGTAAGTTTTGGTTTTGCTAAAGTAGATGCAGAAGCATATCCAGTTACTATAAAAGTATATGGAGATGGTAATGTTATATACAATGCTACTATATCTACTAGTGGTAGTATCTATAGTGTTACAGGTACTACACCTAGTTTTAGTGCTACATCTATAACCGAACCCTTAGTCCGTTTACCAGCAAGTGTACACACTAGTTGGCATGTAGAAGTAGAAAGTGCGAAGGTTGTAAATGAAATCTGTATCGGAGAAAACATAGAAGAACTAAGGCAGGCATAATGGCTAAGACAAAACTACCTGCTCTTAAAAACATACCACCTAAAACCGATAGAGAACTAAAGATTGCTCTTGATGCAATTAAAGAAGCCTTAGAGGTAAGACTAGGCCAACGTGGTGATCCACTAGATAGAGCTGTTACCCTTAGAGAGCTATCAGATAATGGCATAGTACAAGTAAAAAATAAAAAGGTAGGTGTATCTGGTGGTATATCACAACCCCCAGGCACAGGTGGTTCTACAACCCCGCCGCCTGCTCCTAGTACATTAGAAGCTTCTGCTGCATTTACTTCA